ATAAAGCTCGTAAGGCCATCGAAGCCAACAAAGTAGCCCTAGAAAGCCTTAATGCTATCAAACGTGAAATCGTAGCAATTGAGCAAGGCGCAACAGCACTTGACGAATTCAATCGTCAAAAGAAAGTTGAGGCTGACGTTCGCCGATTGGTCAATTCACTTCGACGTGAAGAAGGTGAGTCAGTAGCTGAATTCGAGCAGCGTAAGATCGACTTTGAAAATGAAGCCACACAAGCTGTTCAAGAACGCTCGCTGGCTATGGTTGTGCTCAATGATGAGCTTGCGAAAGAAAAGAAGGAAATTAAAGACCTCGAGAAAACAGCCAATCGATTTGGGAACGTATTTGTTTCTGCGTTTGAAGATGCTATCGTCGAAGGTAAAGCACTTAGCGATATTCTCAAAGGACTCGAGCGTGATATTCTTCGGATTATCATTCGACTGATTGTAACCGAGCCTTTACAACAAGGCATTGCTGGTATCATCAGTGCGGCAGCCACCGCATTTGCGGGTGGTGCTGGCGCTGGACTTGGTCCTCAATTTACTGGCACTGGTGTACAGGGATTGCAATCAGCAGGTTCATTTCAAACTGGCGGTCAATTCACGGTCGGTGGTTCGGGTGGGCCTGACTCGACGGGTGTTTTCTTTCAAGCAACTCCCGGCGAATTAGTCACCGTCTCACGACCCGGAGGCGGCGGTGGTACTGTGGTCAATGTCAACGTTATCAATAGCAGTGACTCTGAAGCTCGAGTCGAACGTCGCCAAACGAACTTTTCTGAAGAGATCGACGTATTCATCGATAAAGCAGTTGCTCGGTCACTATCTCGGCGTGGCCGAACTTCTGACGCGATTGAGAATCAGTTTAATGTTAATCGAAGAGTAGCGGGGAGATAGATCATGCCCACATGGCCAGCTTCGTTACCTCAATCACCATTGTTCGGTGGGTATCGTAGACAGGAACCTGATCTTTTGATACGAAGTCAAGTCGATGCAGGTACACCTAAAGTAAGAAAAAGATTTACGGCGGCAGCAGCACCAGCAGCATTCCCGATCATTGTCACCGATGCCCAGAAAGCTACTTTTGAAACTTTCTTTAAAGACACTATTGCCTCTGGTGCGTTGTCCTTCGATCTTGAGCTACCAGACATCTCAGGTTTAAGCACTGTGAGATTAACAGACCCACCAACGTATGTACCAATAGGTCCTAATTCTTGGCGAATTGATTTGGAGATACTTATCTTGCCATGACATTCACATCCGAAGTCCTCAAACGTGAGTCTGATCAGGCTATCATTGTACTTTTGACTATCAGTCATCCCGATATGCCAATTCCAATAAGAGTCTCATCTGATGGTGTGGATACTCTTTCTCGGGGTAACACATTCATTCACTTCCCGTTCGATATCGTCTTCCCAAACCAGACACAAGAAAATAGACCTCGTGGCAGACTTCAAATCGATAATGTCGATCAAACTGTGATTACTGCGATCCGATCATTGAACTCACCATTGACTGTGGATATTGAAATTGTAACGAGCAATGATCCAGATACAGTCGAAGTTCTCTTCCCACAATTTACGCTGGAGAATATCGACTATGATGCGCTTACCATATCAGCAGAGCTTGGTGTTGAAAATCTATTCAGTGAACCATATCCCGCCGGTTCATTCGATCCAGCGAGGTTTCCAGGTATCTTCTAATGAATTGGGCAGATAAATATGTGGGGATCCCATATCAGGAAGGCGGTCGTACCGTTATGGGTGTCGACTGCTGGGGGCTGTACTACTTGGTTCTCAAACATGAGTTTGGGATCATCGTTCCCACTTACGAAGGACACATATACCATCCAAAAAGCAAAGAAGAACAAGAAAAGCTCATCGCCTATATCCAGGGCGAAACTAAAAAAACACATGTATGGCAAGAAATAAAACCTGGTGACGAGATCGCCGGCGATGCTATCAGATTAAAAGTGATTGGTCGAATACTTCATATTGGTGTGGTTGTTGACCCAAAGACTAAAATTATGATACAAACTCTCGAACACAACGGCACCATCATTTCTAAGTACAATTCGGTCAGCTGGAAAAACCGCGTAGTTGGGTTCAATCGATATGTCGGTTCTCGAACAAATCAAGCCTAGCGTTGAAATCATCACGCCACACGACACTATAAGTGTCAGAGTGATCAAACATCTCTTTGGTACAAAGCCAGAGATCTATGAAATTCAAGCCGGGTTATCAATTGCTGACATAGCCGAAGAGTATCATCCATACCCCCATCGTGCGGTTGTGTCAGTTAATGGTCATCCGATACCGCGAAGAATTTGGCATCGCGTTCGTCCAAAGACAGGAACACAGTTGCTGTTTAGGACAGTGCCAGCTGGTGGGGGTGAGAATGGCGATAGTAATAAGTTAGCAAGAACACTTGCACTAGTAGCTATTGCTATCATCGCCATTGTTCTTATTGCTATTAATCCCGCTTTTGCTGCAGCATTTGCTATTGGTGCAATCCCTGGTACAACTGTTCTTGCAGCCGGTGTTCTTCTTGTGGGTGGGTTGCTAGTTAATCTATTGTTACCTGTCAAAGCATCAAAGGGTGCTGATGCTATCGAGCCGTCAAGTCCCACGTCATTCATCGGCGGAGCTCGAAATCGAATAATACCTTTTGGTCCTGTTCCTGTGGTATTAGGTAAAGGAAGACATGTACCGCCCCAGGGTACTCGACCATTCACTGAAACTCAGGGTAATGATCAATATGTTAGACAAACATTTATTTGGGGCTATGGCGAACTTCAAATCAGTGATATTAAGATCGGTGAAACGCCCCTCGGTGAATTTGAAGAGGTCGAATTTGAAACCACATTTGGTTTGATAGGCTCACCATCTGATCCAGAACTCACATTAGTAACAGATAACGTTTTTGAAGATATTCTTAATATAACTCTTCAGCCTGGACCATCAGCTACTGGTTCTGTAAGAACTACGCAACTTAATGCTGATGAGATTTCAGTCGATATTACATACCCAGCTGGTATTTTTAGATTAGATCAAAGTGGAGATTTTAGAAGTACAACATCAAAAGTTAGAATTGAGTATGCTGTTGCTGGTAGTGGAAGCTATGTTCTTGTAGAAAATGTCTCTATAGACAGAAAGCAAACATCAGCTATTCGTATTTCTAGACGATGGATTGTACCTCGTGATCAATATGATGTTAGATTGACTCGACTTGATTCTGATAATCCAAGCTCAAATCAAAGCCTTGAAAGAGGTGCAACTTGGACAGCATTAAGAACTATCACTGACGAAAATCCATTCCAATTTGATCAGCCAATATCTATCACTGCTATAAGGATTAGGGCTACAGATCAGTTGAACGGTGCTATCGATCAATTAAACGCTATAGTAGAAGCTATTGTACCTGATTGGGATAGCACATATCAAGTCTGGATCAGACGGATATCAAGAAATCCAGCCAGTCTTTTCAGGCATGTACTACAAGGTGAAGCAAACGCCAGACCTATACCTGACTCAAGAATTGATCTTGATATTCTTCAAGAGTGGCATGAATATTGCGAGGCTGAAGGTTTCGAGTTTAATATGGTTCGTGATTTCAGATCGTCAGTGAGAGAAACACTCGACGACATTTGTGCAGCGGGTCGTGCTACAGTAACTCTAGTTGATGGGAAATGGGGCGTAGTAATCGACAAATCAAAACCCACTGCCACAGCACTTGTGACACCCAACAACTCGGCCAATTATCGAGGTAGTAAGAAATATCCACAAGCGTTTCATGGACTTCGACTTCGGTTTATCAATGAAGATGAAGGTTATCAACAAGATGAAATTCTTGTCTTCGCTGATGGCTTTGATGAAAATAACGCTACTAAATATGAGGCTATTGATCTCCGTGGTATAACGAACCCAGATCAAGCATGGAAACAAGGTCGGTTTATTCTTGCTAACGCTGTACTTCGTGTTGAAGAACACTCATTCGCACTGGATCCAGAGTATCTCGTATTCAATCGTGGTGATCATATTAGATTGGCTCACGATGTACCAAAAGTTGGTTTAACTACAAGTTACGTCAAAGAAGTCGTTGGGGATAGCAATTTCACCACAAGTTTAATACTTGAGCAAGATGTTACGTTTGAACTTGGTAAGAACTATGTTGTAAGAATGAGACTTAGTGATAACAGTCAAAGATTAGAAAACGTAGTCAATACGGGCGGTGAAACTAACATCATTCAATTTCAAGCACCAGTCGCTCTTGGTGATGCAGCTGAACCTGGTGATTTGGTAGCTTTCGG